ATCTTCATCAAAGAAAACAACAACAAAGAAAGTAGAGAAGAATGGAAAGTAGTTACGTAGTAAATGTAAAGACTAAAGTAGGTACTATCATTACCGTACGTGGTAGTGATGCTACTGAGTTTGAAAATAATATCAATGCTCTTATTGGTAACGGAGTTAATAACAGCATCGCTGCCATGGAAGAATTGTTTCTTGGAGTACAACCAAGTCAGCCCAGTCAACCTCGATCAGGAGTTGATGCAGTGGTTGATGCGTTAGGTGGCACAGTAATTAATGAGACACCAACAACCTTTGCACCAGTAGCACCTCCATCAAATGGTAATACGTTCACAGCAGGCACAGCCAGCAGGTCTTGTATTCATGGAGTTATGACTAAGCGTGAAGGCGTAGGACCATACGGACCTTACAAGGCTTACATGTGTCCAACAGCTAAGGGTACACCAGATCAGTGTAAAGCTATCTACCTAAAAGCCAACGACCCAGACTACGCTACGTTTTAGTCACACAAGTTTGACTAGGTAGTGTAGTGGGGAAGGCTACCTACCTAGTCAATTTTTATTGGGAGATAAATGAAAACATTAAGCAGAGCAGTAGGTCGTCCTGACATTGGTGGTGAGCCAATGCCTACAGTATTCAGGACATTCGACACTAACCAAATCGTATTGCGTAGAGCAGAAGTAAGTATGATTGCAGGTACACCAGGTGCAGGTAAATCAACACTTGCATTAGCTCTAGCTTTACGTATGCAAGCACCAACGCTATACCTATCAGCAGATACCAATGCTCATACTATGGCTATGCGTTTGTATTCTATGATCACAGGAGTAAGTCAGAGTGAAGCAGAAAAAATCATATCGGAAGACCCAATCAATTCTAGGAATAATCTTGCTCTTGCCAGTCATATCTATTGGAGTTTTGATAGTGCCCCTAGTCTTAGTGATATCGACGATGAGGTTACCGCGATTGAGGAGTTACTTGGAGAAGCACCTGCCTTAATTGTTATTGATAACCTTATGGATATTAGTATGGATGGCGGAGAAGAATTCGGTAACATGCGTAGTGCACTTAAAGAACTTAAGTACTTAGCAAGAGATACCAACGCCGCTATCCTAGTGTTACATCACACACAAGAAGGTTATGTCGGAGACCCATGCCAACCAAGATCATCCTTGCAAGGCAAGGTAGCACAGTTACCTGCACTAATCCTTACCGTTGGACAGAGTGGCAATGGACTACTAGGTGTAGCTGCAGTAAAGAATAGATACGGTAGAGCAGACCAGTCTGGTAAGACACCAGTATGGTTACAATTTAATCCAGAGTATATGTTCATAGCAGATCTAGAGGAGGCGAGATAATGGAACGCATCAATTGGGATACCAATAATCCAGTAGAGTATGACGACGACGATGAGTAAATCAAAACAAAAAGGTACATCTGCTGAGACAGCAGTAGTTAATTGGTTACTAAGTAAGGGACGTAAGCACGTTGAAAGAAGATCCCTTAATGGTGCTAATGACAGAGGTGACATAGCAGGTGTACCTGGAGTTGTACTTGAGGTAAAGAACTGTGTCAAGATAGAACTATCAGCATGGTTAAAAGAACTAGAAGCTGAAATGATTAATGACAAAGCTGACACAGGTGTAGTGATACACAAGAAAAAAGGTACTACAGATGTAGGTTTGTGGTACGCAACTATGCCAGTATCGGTATGGTTTAAACTAATAGAGAAAGCAGGATACTAATGGAAATAAAAAAATATAGCAATAGATTAGTAGTTTCAATTGGAAAACTACAGTTACATAGTGAACTAGATCTAAGAGAAATTTCTCTTGGTTTATTCTGGGGATTTGAACGCTATCAATCAGCATGGTTTGGAATTAAGATTCCATTCTTAACTATTGAAACTAGTTGGGATATGTATGATGCAGATAAAGCACCAATGATTATGTTAAATCTTCCACCAGAACTTAAAGCTATGGTGGAAGAAATGGAATTACAAAACTTACTACGAGAAGGTAAGTAAATGGAAGTGCCACCTATTGCTGCAATCATAGAGCACTATGGTGGCAGAATGCGTAAAGACTATGGCAGTTGGCAAAAGATTAAGTGTCCATTCCATAACGATAGCCATGCATCAGCAGGCGTATCAGTTACAGATAACATCTTTGTATGTCATGGCTGTGGAGTAAAAGGAAATGCATTTAACGTAATCAAAATACACGAAGGAGTTAAGTACGGTGAAGCTATCAAGATCGCAGAAAGTATTACTGGAGAAAGCTACAAGTCATTACGAAGAGTACCTTCCATTGGCAGAAGAGTATCTAGCCAAGCGAGGGATAAGTCTAAAGACGGCTCAAGAGATTCGATTAGGAGTCGTCGTTGATCCACTAGCAGGACAAGAAGCATTTGTAAATAGACTTGCTATCCCATACCTAACACCAACAGGTCCAGTAGATGTAAGATTTAGATCAATGGGATTAGAAGAACCTAAGTACATGGGTATGCCAGGAACTTCTACTAGACTATACAATGTAAATGCCCTGCATACAGCAGGTAATTTTATAGCAGTATGTGAAGGAGAAATAGATGCTATCACTCTTAGTTATTCTTGCGGTATTCCTGCTGTGGGTGTGCCTGGAGCTAATGCTTGGAAAAGGCACTACGGAAGATTACTGGCGGACTTTGAAACTATCTATGTGTTTGCTGACGGTGATCAGCCTGGCTCTGATTTTGCAAAAAGTTTAAGTAAAGAGTTTAATAGTGTTATCATTATGCAGATGCCTGAAGGTGAGGATGTTAACTCAATGTACTTACGTAATGGATCTGGTTACTTCACAGAAAAGATTGCAGCATGACAACTAAAGAAGACTTAAAAGAACTAGAAGAACACGAAGCTAAACTAAAGGATTACAATGCAGGAATTCAGCGAACAAGAAATCAACCACATCTTCCAAGCCCTGATCAATATGGGACTTCAAGTTGTGGATGTCAAATATGCGAACGGACTTACGTTAACACTAAAGAGACCAACGCTAAAATAAAACCACCATTAGAGTTTGAAGCTGCCGTCATAGCTCGCAAAGCTATTGATTTGCTAGTACAAAAACATGATGATTACGGACCAGATAATATTTCAGATGCACCTGGTGGTGCTTTGAATGGACTAAGTGTAAGACTGCACGACAAAGTAGCACGACTAAACAATCTCTTGTCTAACCACAAGAAACCAAAGAACGAAACTATTGAAGATACATTCATTGATATTCTCAACTATGCACTCATTGCTTTACTGGTACTTGATGGCAAGTGGGACACTACTAAGTAGGTAAATATGAAAACAGTTATAGTGATACCTGACATGCAAGTTCCTTACCATGATCCCCGTGCTGTACGTGCAGTACAAAACTTTGTGGGTGACTACCAACCAGATGAACTTTACTGTGTTGGTGATGAAGCAGATAGTCCTGAACCATCACGATGGAACAAAGGTTTAGTTGGAGAGTTTGAAGGAACTCTACAAGCTGGACTAGATCGTACTGCTACCATTATGAAAGAGTTTAAAAACAAATTAGGCGATAAGCCTTTCCATACTATGAGGAGTAACCACGGTGACCGAGTTGAGAACTATGTCAAAAGATATGCACCAGCCCTGGCAAGTTTGCGGGAATTGGAATACTCCAAGCTTTTACATTACAGCGAAAACGAAATTACCTATCACGATAAACTATGGGAGTTTACGCCAGGATGGGTACTGGCACATGGAGATGAAGGCAACATCTCAAGGCAAGCTGGTGGGACGGCTCTGGCTCTTGCTCGCAAGATTGGGTCTTCGGTCATCTGTGGGCATACACATCGTGCGGGAATTCAACATGAACACCAAGGCTACAACGGCAAGATTCACAGTCGTCTCTACGGAGTTGAAGTCGGACACCTTATGGATCTTAGCCAAGCGTCGTATCTAAATACAGGTAGTGCTAACTGGCAACAAGCATTTACTATTCTCTACATACGTAGAGGTAACGTAACTCCTGTTGTTGTTCCTATCAATGGACGATCTTTTGTAGTCGAGGGTAAGACGTATGAGTTCTAATGGAATTGTTTATGAGATGTACCATGC